GCAATCATTGGTATTACAATCCATGAATTTTTATATTGAATATTTAAAAAATATTTGACAATTTCTTCTGAAACAATTGTTACTGAAACTGCAATACAAAGAGATATAAAAGTTGTTAACCAAAACCAAACTTACTTAACAGTTGCAAGCACTACTGGTATTGTTGCTGGAATGATCGTAGTAAAACAAAGTGGTAATGGTGAAATTATTGCTGGATCTACAGTTACACAAGTTGTAGATGCTACAACTGTAGAGATATCAATTCTACCAACCTTAGCTGGTGATTTAGTTGTTAACTTTGAACCTGAGTATGGTGGTGGTAGTGGATTCCAGTATACTGTTGGAACTCTAGGTTTTGCTAGTGAAGTAACTATAGTAGATGGTGGTAATGGTTATACTGTAGGAGATATCTTAAATGTAAGTGCATTTGATCTTGTACAACCAGAGGTATACGCTGTTACTAACTTAGAGGTTGATAAAATTGTATTTACAAGCACCACTCTTCCAGCTAATACGTTTAGTGTAGGAGATTTAGTTAGGGATGCTGGTGGTGGTATTGTTGCAAGTACAGTTACAGTATCGACAACAGTTGGTGGTGGAGCAAATGCTAACTATACTGCTGTTGCACCTACTGGAACGTCAGGAAATGGTGCTGGTGCAACGTTTGATGTTACTAGAGGAGTTAATGGTGAGGTATTATCTGTAGTTGTTACTACAGGATCTGAAGGTTACTTCTATGCTGCAAATGATACAATTACAATACCAGGTGCATCTATTGGTGGATCAACTCCTGCTGATAACGTCACAATATCAGTAACTAATGTTACGTCTGCTGGTACTCCAGTTAAAATTCAGAAAGTTAAGGTTAATGGCAGTAATAATATTTCTTATATTGTTATTGATACATTTGGTTTCCAAGATGGATTTACTCTTGTAAAAGATTCTGCACCTTCTGTAGCATATAATATTAATACTGCTGTTACTGAATATCGTTACTTTATAGATCTTAACGATGGTAACGGAGCAGTAATGACTCCTTCTTGGACAGTGTATGCTGGTAACAGTTATACATTTGATCTAAGTGATGCTACAAATGGTAGTCATGTATTTGCTTTATCTCAATTCCCTGATGGTAGATGGGCACCTAGTAGAGTTGAAAATGTAAGTACAACGTTAAGTGCTAGTTCTCCAACTATTACAGTTCCTTCGACAACTGGTATTCAAGCAGGATTTGCTGTTGAAAAAGTATCTGGAGATGGTATTATTCCAAGTGGTACAACTGTACTAACAGTCGTTAACGGAACTACACTTACATTAAGTGCAAACCCAACCACTGCTGGAGCAGTCGTATTTAATTTCTTTGGTGCAACATATACTACAGGTGTAACTGTAGACGGAACAAATCATACAATTAAGATCGCTGACGACACACCTAATCTTTACTACTTCTGTGCTACAGAAAATGCAGATCATATTAACGAGGGTGGTGATGATGGTGATGAGGCAGTAATGACTGTCAGCACAAATAACCCTAAGACATTTGGTAGTGGTCTTGAGATAACAGTTACCGATGTTGTTGTAGAAGAAGTTGTAAAAGGTAAAGTAGATGACGGTGAATTTACTGTACAAAAATTAGTAACACCAGAGGCAGATATAGTTGCTGCTGCAATTGCAAATGCAACAGTTAGTGCGACTGCAAATCTTAAAGCTACTATAACAAGTTCTATTACTGCGGTTGCAAACGAGAACCTATCTCTTGCGGTTACAGATCCATTAACAAATAATCTTGTTGTTGATGCTGCTGGTCTTAATGTAGGATCTACAATTCAAATTGCAGCAACGAGTGGTAACATTACAGGTACTGGAGAATTAAAAGGTGCTTCTGTAAGTGTTGGTGATTATCTTAAATTATTAAGTTCTAATAATAGTCTATCATCTCTTGGTGGGTATGACGTTATAGTTGCTCCTGACACAGGAAGAATTGCTGATGTCTTAACCAACACTGCTATTGCTATTCCTGTTGGTACTACAGCAGAGAGACCTACTGCTGGTATTGTAAAAGATGGTTGTATCAGATATAACACAGATACAAATCAGTATGAAGGGTATAGCACTAACTCTACATCATGGTCATCTCTAGGTGGTGTAAGAGACTTAGATGGAAATACTACAATCTTAGCAGAAGAAACTGTCGGTGCTAATGATAACACTCTATGGTTTATCAACGATAATATTAATACAATTAGAGTTACACCAAATCATTTAGAATTTGTAAACATGAAGAAGTTACGTTCTGTGAACGTATCTGCTCCTGCATATTCTGAGTGGAATGCAAATACTCCTGTAACTGTAGGTCAATACCTTAAGTACAAAAATAACTTATATGAAGTAACACAAGCTGGTACAACTGCTACAAGTGGTGCTGAACCAGTTCACACATCTGGTGCGTTACAAAACGGTTCTTGTGAACTTACATATTCTCAGTTAGCGGTTGCTCCTTTAACATTTGAGGATATTGAGGAGTTAAGAATAGGACCTTTAGGAGGTCTTCCATTAAGTATTAATGGCGACTTAAGATTATTTGATAATGTAATTAATACAGACATCAGTGATCTGTTACTTAGACCTAACTCTGGTAAGAGAGTTATTGTTGATGCTGCAACATCTCTTGTAATTCCAAATGGAACTACTGCTGAGAGAGGAACAGCTGAGCAAGGATCTATCAGATATAATACTACAACTCTAACTTACGAAGGTTATGATGGAACCAACTGGGGTTCACTTGGTGGAGTAAAAGACGTTGATCAAAACACTTATATAATTCCTGAGACTGCACCTGGTGCAAATGAGAACGTCTTGTATTTCTACAATGATGGAAGCAATACAATGCAGTTAACAACAACTGCACTTGATTTCTATTCAGTAGATACAATTAGATCTCTGACAAGTCAACAGTTTGAGATTACTGCAAACTTGATGACATTTAATAATGCAGAAACTACATTTGATAATACAAATGCATTGAGTACGTTCCTACATACTTCAAAACAGTATTTTGATCTTGGTGTTTCTACAGGTGTTTATGTAGATCCTATTCTTAGATTAGATGATCAAGGTGATGTGTATTTGAATACTGGTTTTGGAACTGGTAATTATAATGGCGTTAAAGTTTTTGATGGAGATCTAAAAGAGTTTGAACTTGCTGATGTTAAAATCTTATCTGAGACAATAACATTAACTAAAGGATCATCAAACAATGGTGGATCTAACATATATCCTGTTGCAACTGCGAAAGGAGCGAAGGTAGTTGTTGTTGCAGAAAACTTACAAGATGGTGAAAAAGAGTTTATTGAATTTGGTGTCACAGATGATGGCACAGATGTATTCCATACCGAGTATGGTAACTTGAGAACAGATTATCAACTCATTGTTCCTTCGTTTGAATTTACCGCTACAAGCGAAGCAAGGTTAAATATATTGTTAGGAGCAAATGTTCCTGCTACTAACTCAGTGAAGATTACTTTCTCATCAACAATCACTAAGAAATAAAAATGGCAACTACTATAGACAAGTTTGATTCAACTGGTGGTTTTTCTATTGCTAGAACCGCAGTCATTGATGAACTCAGGAATGGTAAAGATTTCAACACACTTGAAATTAAAAATTCACAATACACAGATAGCAATACAACAACATATATTTTGAGAGGTGTCAATACTGCATCTCTAGCATTGGATGGTGTGGGAACTCAAATTCCTATCGCTAATAATACTATGAATTTTGTGACTGGTCATATTATCGCAGTCAATGATTCTGGAGTTGTTTTTACTAACAAACTAGAGTCTGCAGTCTATTGCGATGGTAGTGGCAACGTTTCTGTTATGTCTACAATGGAGACTGTGATTAAAGATGACATTCCCTCAGGTCAAACTTGGTCTATCGTTCCCGTAGGTGCTTCAAATAGATTTTCATACTCAACAGTCAGAGCTGGTACTACTGCCACAATCAAATGGGCAGCATCTACCAGAGTTACTAGTCTAGCTTGGGTTTGATGATGCTAAATATAACTGAGGATAATACAGGTTCTGGGAGTTAAACTGAGACATGGCAATTCATATTAATTCCGATAAAGAAAAGTTTAGGGGCGTCAACCCGAAACTTATCGGTGATAATGAACTTACAATTAGAAGTGGAACTGGTTCTGATGAGAAGGAAATTCTTAGAACGCAGTTAGATTCTAGTACAGGATTGCCCCGTGTTGGTATCAACAGAACGGGTCAAAGAGTTAATGACGTTCAGATAGATTCTGGTGGTTCTGGATATATATCTCCACCAACTGTAACAATTGCTGCACCACCAGGTGGAGGTGTGCAAGCACAAGGTTCTGCTTTTATTTTTAATGGACAAGTTGTTTCTGTTGCTGTTAACGAACCAGGCAACGGATATTCTACTGCTCCATTAGTTACTCTATCAGGTGGTGGTGGTGTTGGTGCAGCTGCAACAGCAGTTCTTGATACTGTAGACTATGAACTTGATATTAACGGTGCGATTAGAACTTCAACTTCTATCATTTCTGACACTGCGAGAATCTTAAACCTTGACATTGATAATTTTGTTACTCCTAACGCAGCATTTAGAGCACCATCTTTAAAAACATTTGTTAACAATACTGGTACTCTTTGGTCTCCAAATATTATTTTACAGACAAATGCTTACAGATATTTTGGAGCAAACGTATACCAAGCATTAAACTCTGGACAGACAGGTTCTGATGCTCCTGTACATACAGATGGAGAAGCATTAAACGGTGAAGTTAACTTCAAACATATTGGTTTCCGTGTTGTAGATACTAATGCATTTGGATATAGTGCAACAGGACCTGCAGGAGAATTTCCAAGATCTATTACACCTCTATTGGGTGACAGATCAGATAAGATTGCAACTACAGAATACGTCCTTAATCTAGCAACGAATGACGTTGGTGGTCGTATTTACGTTTCACAACAGATTGGTTCCGACCTTAACGATGGTCGATCTGCTGTAAACCCAGTTAGAAGTATTAAGAAGGCAGCACAATTAGCATGGTCAACACCTGGTGTTAAAGAAACTATTATTGTATCTGGTGGTGACTACGTAGAAGATAACCCAATATCACTACCTCCTGATGCATCAGTTGTTGGAGATAACTTACGTCTTGTTATCATTCGTCCTGCTAACCCACAGAAACATATATTCAAGTTTGGTGATAAGAACTATGTGATTGGTGTTACCTACAGAGATAAGATTGACTCTAATGGTGACGCAGTTGCTACTTGGGACTTTGCTATGGTCTTTGACGATAAGCAAAGAGTCATAATTGATAAAGAAGCAAATGGAGATGCTGGAACATCTTGGCCTATAGGTCATCAAATATTCGGACCTCAACAGTTCCGTGTTGGTTTCCAAGACAACACTGGTTTAGCAAATCTAGTTACTGGTTTACAAGTTGTTGGTGTTAACACTGGTGCTAGAGCAGATATTATTGCTGTTAGTTTTGCTCAAACAACTGGTGCTAGTGCATATGTCTCTGGTAATATTGATGTTAAATTAGTCAGTGGTTCTTTTGTAGAAGGTGAACAATTTAATTACGTAGTTTCGATTACAACTGGTGCTCAACAATCATTAACAACATCAGGCACGACAGCTGCTAATAAAATTACATATACTCAAGATCCTACAAGTGCAATTCCTACAGGAACATATGTATATCTTTCTGATGCTGGTAATGCAGCATTTACTGCATCAACTGGATATTATGAAGTTGCTTTAATTGAACCTAATGATCCTAATACTCCTACAGCATGGGAAGTAACCTTTGTACCTCTTCTAGGTTCTACTGGTTGGAACAATGTATTCACAGCACAAATAGAAACCTTTACAGGAAATGCTACAGTCAATACTTTAAATACAAATAATCTTCAATCAATTAGAGCTGAGGGTGAGGTTGTATCTGTTGACGAAGATTATGTCACATCATTACCTATTTCTAGAATTGACTTCTCTTTACAAGGTGATGCTAGTATTGCTCAAGGTGGTTTCCAAAATGCACAGTTTGGTAACGCAGAAGATTTAGGTGGTATTGTATTCTATACAAACGCATTGGTTGGTAGAAATAATACACACGAGTTTAAAGAAGGTCAAGAAATTTTAATTGAAGGACTACCAACTTCTAGTCCTGATTTATCAGTATTAAATGGTAAGCAAAGAATTTACAAAGTAATTGAAGATGCTGATGGTCGCTGCAGAAGATTTGTAATTCCTAAAAAAATGCCAGCAATCACAGATGCTAATCTGGATCCTGGTCAATTTGCTATTGTAAAAACTTTTTCAAAGTCTATTACACTTTCACTTCTAAACTCTCCAAACAGTTTCCCAATATCTACACCAGTAGAAAGAAGATTCCAAGATGCTTGTACATTCCTTCGTAACAACAGAGAGTTTATTGCTGAGGAAGTTCTTGGTGAGGTTAACAATCAGTTTGCAAGATTCCATTATTCTGTTTATGATATTGGTGCTGGTGGTGGAAATGATTTTAAAATATTTGTTGGACTTACTGGACAAGAACACACATATGTTTCTGGTGGTACAGTAACATTTGGTGGAACCACTGTCAACGTAACTAATTTTGTTTATGATAATATCGTCACAGGTAATGCTACTGTTACAACTGCATCACCTATAGCAGGATTAGCAGAAGATGATGTCATAAAACTAGAGGGAATGACTCTATCCTGTAGTGCTGGTAATAAAATATATCCTGCATACAGTGCCTATAGTGCATCAGGAGATGATGGTGATACACAATGTAAGCAAGATGTTATTCACTTTATCAACGCTCTTATAAGAGATTTAGAATTTGGTACAAACCATAACATTATTGAAGGTGCTCAGAAGTATATTGTTGGTGGTAAGATAACATATATTGATGATGAAATTATAGAGAATGTTCGTGCTATTGAATATGCTAGACAGTTAGCAATATATTGCGTAAGAAACTGGAGAACTGGAAATGGAACTCCTACAGAACCAATCTATACACCAAAATATTCTAGTCTAACAAGATACTTTGATGACACTGTAATTACAACTACCGCTTTGTTAAATGCGGATGGTAGTGCTAACGGTAGTGGTAATGCTTGTAATGATGTAACATCTGCTATTGATACTCTAGCATTCTTATGGAATGATGTTATCGCTAACAATGCTAGTGGAACATATCTAGATGCTGCATATCTAATTTCTAGAAACAAAGTTCTTATTGCAGATCAAGCATTACGTGATACAGAAGCATACTTCCCATTTTTAAATCTTGATGACACATCAGAAAGAAAATGTCGTAGAGATGTTAGAAAAATATTAGATGGTTTAATTAGAGACTTAGTATTAGGTGGTAACGATGGTATCTTAACTGCTGCTGAATCATACTTTACAGGAACACAATTAACTGGTGTTCAAGAAGCACAACGTGCACCAACTTTATATGCTGTTGGAAGAGCAAAGTTATATGCTATCGCAGCAATGCGTAACTGGACTGATGGTAATGTTCTTGAAGTCACACCAAGCAACTCAACATATAATTCAACATCAGGTGAATTAACTGTTTCATTCCCTGCTCCTTTAATTGATGTTGCTATTGGAGATAGAATTGCATTCAAGGAAGAAGCACTTAATTTCTCTTGTACATATAATGGTGTAACAGCAAACCATCCTGGTCCTGCAAAAACAGATCCATCTTATGGAAAGAGTTTTAACATATCAAACCTTGTAAGTAACGGAGTTACAACAACAATTACATGTAATGTTGGAGATGCAGGTCCTGCTGCTGGTGTTGCTCACACATACGCTGGTTCTACTGCTAATGGAACTATTATAATTTACAATCCTACACAACTATCATCACCTATTCCTAAGTTTGAAGATTGGAATATACTTCTTGATGTAAATGCGAGTGCTGCATCCAATATATTATCTCCAACAAATGCTTCTTATGAACCAGGAACTGGTTTACTAGAATTGACAGTTGGTTCTGGACATGGCGTAACGGTATCTAATGAAGTTAGAATTGCTCCTGATTCATTAACAATGACTTGTGCGATGGATAATAACATCACAGAGCACAAATATCCACAAGAAGGACAACCAGCATTTGGAAATAATAGACCTGTAACTGCAGTAACTACAAACACAATTACAGTTGATGTTGGTACAGCAGGAGCAAACGTAACATTTACTCCAACAAATGCTACTTACGATCCTGCAACTGGTTTATTAGTTTTAACTATTGGTTCTCATAGTTTAACTGTAGATGAAGGTGTTGTCATTGCTAATGATTCACTCACATTTACTTGTGCGATGGATGGTAACCAAAGTCAGAAGACTTATCCTCGTGCATCTACAGACTATGCTGCTGAAAGATCTATTCCAATCGTAGCAGTTACTGCTGAAACTATCACTGTTGACGTAGGACAGTCTGGTGCAAACCAAACATGGAGTGCAACAAACGCACAATATAATCCTGTTACAGGAGATATGGAGTTGACCATCGGTCAACATGGTTTAGGTGTTGGAAAAGGTATTGTAATTCTTGATAACTCTCTTACATTTACATGTGCTCAAGACGGTAACGCAACTAATCATTCATATCCAAGAGCATCTGATCCTGCATCAGGAACTTCTAGAACAATTTCTGCTGTTGGTGAAACACAACATACAATTACAAATGCACCATATGATCCTGCTACAGGAATAATAACTGTAACTATTTCAAATCATAGTTTCTCTAATGGTGATTACATTAAACTTGATGATAATTCATTAACTTATACTTGTACATTAGACAGTAATGCAACTAATCACACTTATCCTCGTGCTACAGATCGTGTTAGTGGACGTTGGTTAGCAATTTCTAATGTAACACAAAATACATTTGATATTAATGTTGGTGCTAACTCAGAAGGTGGAGCACATACATTCGTCAGTGCAACATCAAATGGTTTAAAGAGACAGACTGGAACATTGACTGTTAATGTTGGAACATCATCTAACACAACAAACCACACATTTGTAAGTGCAACTCCTAACGGTATTACACACTCTCCACAGACTGCTCATACATTTGTAAGTGCTGCAAGTAATTCAGTAATCCATCAACCATCTGCTGCTCATACATTTAAGAGAATGGATGCAAATTCTGTATCTGTATACACTGCAGGAGCTGCACCATTATGTGCTAACGTTGCTACATCCATCAATACAATCATGAGCACATTGACTGATATATTGGATGGTACAACTTCTGCTGGTTCTACAGCAAGAACTTATGGAACTCTATTTGATGCTTCATTACTCTTTACATATCCTGATAGTTTCTTATATGATGAATTTAATAAGAGAGTAGCAATTCGTGGTGACTTTGATGACTTCCCAATTATTGAAGCATCTCCATATACACAGAACGCATCTGTTATCTCCTTCTTAGGAGGTGGTGGTGCACTGGTTGATGGATCTAAAGTTAAACAACCAAACTGCCCATTTCCTGGTCTTGAATTAGATGGAACTGCATCCTTCCCTAATCAGGGTAAGTCGATGGTTGCATCTGCATTCACGATTGTATCCTTTGGTGGTACTGGATATAAAGTTATCAACGATGGTTATACACAGTTGGTTTCTGTGTTTGTTATTTTCTGTCAAGATGGTGTACTTGCTGAGTCAGGTGGTTATTGTTCTATTACTAACTCTGCTACAAACTTCGGTACATATGCTCTCCGTGGTGTTGGATACAGAGCAGAGTGCTACTCATTTGACCAAGGTATAATCAGTAATGTATCTGCTACACCTACAGGTAGAACAATACTTACAGTTAGTGGATTAGGAAGAGAACCACTAGAGCATTATGTTGGTAAGATTGAAGGATATAGAAATACAAATACAAATATAGAATACTTCATTGATGTCGTTGCTGGCGTTACTGTAGGTCCTCCATTCTCTGCACAGTTAACATTTGATGATGGTACTGGTCAAGGTATGGATCTTACTGATCTTACCAGTGGAAATCCAGTATCTACAGGTGTTCTTCTTGGTAAGAATATTAAGTTACATAGACCATCTATCGTTAACTCCTCATCACACACTTGGGAATTTGCTGGATCAGGTACTAACTACCTAGCACTACCTGAGAACGGTGGTACTAAGATTGAAGCATACGAACAGGTTTCTGAATTATATGGTCGTGTATACGTTTCTGGTACTGACGAACTTGGAGACTTCAAGGTTGGTACATTTGCTAGAATTGAAAACAGAACTGGTGCGATTACCTTTACTGGTACGGTTACAATCTCTGAAGTTGAATTCTTGAAGTTGAAAGGTGGTGACGTTGTTGTTACTGGTTTTGACGCATCTAACACATTGGGTGGTGCTAACTCTAGTGACTCTAAACTACCTACACAGAAAGCGGTTAGAGACTACATCACTAACTCTTTAGGACCTTACATCAACAAACCATATTCTACCAACGCAGTTCCTAGAGCACTGGTTGAATTGACTGACTCTGGTAAGATATCTATTGACCAGATCCCTGCTCTAAGACCATTCAGTGTATTTACAGTTGCAAGTCAAGCAGAAAGAACATCTCTAGAAGGTGCACTTGCTGGTGACATCGCAATCCAACAGGATACATCACAGTCATTCATCTTGAACAATGACTTAGAAAGTTTATTCTTAGGATTTGCAGTAGATACCAGTCTATCATTTACAATTGGAGATATCTTCGAGGGTAGTATATCTGGTGGTCGTATACAGTCAACAGAATATAGACAGGGTGTTGTATACACAGTCAATATCACCAACGGTGGTTCTGGATATACTGTTGCACCAACTGTTAGTTTCTCAGGTGGTAACCCTGCAGCTGGTGCTGTATCAGCAGCAGCAACTTGTACGATTGCAAATGGTCAGGTTGTTACTGTTACTATTGTTGAGTTCAACGGATTTAAAGGTGGTAAAGGATATACCACACAACCTACTGTTACATTCTCTGCTCCTCCAGGTGCTGGTACACAAGCACAGGGTAGTCCTTTAATCGAGAGTAGATTATATGGTAACATCGTTAATAATATCAAGATTGAAGATACAGACACTGTTAATGATAGTTCAACACCAAGTGCAAATACAGTTAATATTAACAGAACGATTAACACATCTTCATTCAATGTTAACAACTGGGTATCTCTATCATCTAACCAGATTGCTGCATCAGATATTACATCAGGTGTTATTGAAACAGATAGATTAGCATCAGGTGGTGCTGCAAACTCATTCACATTCTTAAGAGGTGACCAGAACTTTGCATTAGCAGTTCAGTCAGTCAAGGGTGCTGAGACAAGATACTTTGCTAAACTAGCATCACAGTGTAATACTGGATCATCATCCATGGTCTTTACCACGAACTCTGACGTTCTTATCGGTCACGATGTTCTTGCTGGTGTTGCTGGAATACAATCTAATACAAGTATCACTGGTGTTGTTACTGCTGCTGGATTAACAACCATAGCATTGAACAATCCAGTTACTCAGAATATTCCATTAGGAACAATTATTGAGTTTGAGCGTGGTGAATCACCAATGACATTTGAGTCTACCTTTACACAGGGTGGATTTGTTGATGATGTTATCATTGCAAACGGCGGATCAGGATTTACAAACGGACAATATTTTGACCAACCTTTACAGGGTGGTACTGGTACAGGACTAAAAGCAAATATTGTTGTTGCTGGTAACGCAGTTACAGAACTTACTGTTACTGATGGTGGTACTGGATACAATGCTGACTTCTCAATTACGGTTGCACCTACATCAATTGGTGGTGGATCTAGTTTAGTATTAAATGCGAAAGTAAGTACAGTCAATAGACAGTATGCAAACGTTTCTCTTGATATTAACAGGGTTACTGACCTAACAATTTCTGCTGACCTCTACGGAACAATTGGTGTTTCCAGATATAAGAAAGCACAATTCAATATTGGTCAAGCAGGAAACGGATCTGTTGAACTTAAGACAGGTCCTGATAGTGGACTGGATGCTGACTTATTAGATGGACAGCAAGGTAATTACTATACCAATGCAAATCATTTGTTTGCTGGACAAGTTCCACAAGACAGATTGGGTGGTATATATGGTATTGACATTAGTGGATCTTCTGCTAACACAATTAGATTACAGACTGGTACTAACAACCCAACATCTAACCCAAATCCAAACAGTTTTGTTGAAGGTGTTATTGCTAACACAGTATTCAACAGTTCTAATGGATTAGGAACTGCATATCCTTCAGTTAACACAGGTATTGGAACTGGAACATCTACTAAGCACTTAGTTCTAAGTATAAGAAATGGTGCATCTGGTTTTGACGCATCGTTTGGTGGTGTAAGACAACTTGCATTTGCTAATGATGACAACATGTATCTTCGTGGTTCTGGTAACGGAGTCAGCACATGGAATTCATGGGCAAAGGTATGGACATCATTAAGTGATGGTGTTGATTCTGGAATGGATTCTGACAAACTAGACAACAGACAAGGAAAATGGTATCAGAATGCATTAAACATTAACTACGGAACATTATCTGATAATAGACTTCCTAGATTTATTAGTGAGACTAAGTTTAGAGATAAGGTCACAATCAAGGCATTTGCTGGTGATCCTAAGTTTAGAATATATGTCTCAGGTCAAATATTAAATACAGCACCATTCATACCTGGCGATCCTAACAACCCATCTGTAAACCTTTACAATGCTAACGCACAGGGTGTTGGTAGTTTTGTTATCGACAACGTTGTTACTAACGATGATGTTAATGATAACTTTAATGACTACACAATTCTAATTGGTAGACTTACATCTGGTAACTTTGCTGGTGCTCTAACAGTTGGTACTGCATCTAACAGAGTAGAGTTTGATGACTTTACTATTGAAGATGGTAACACACTAGAAGTTTGTAACTTACATAGTGATGGTGGTGTTGGACAGTTACAACTAGGTAGAAAAGATGGTAACGCAACTACACCTAGAATATTATTCAACTCATCTCAGCTTGCTGCTAGTTACAACGCTAAGATAGAAGCATCAGGTGGTAATGCATCTGCAGGATCTGGTTCTCTTAACGTTGATGTTGTAGATGCTAACGGACTTACAATTAAAAACCAAGTTGTTTGGAACCAAGGTAACATACAATTTGCAAGTTCTAACACACCAAACTATGCTGTACAACGTGACGGATCTGGTAACTTCTCTGCTGGAACAATTACAGCAAACTTAACAGGTTCTGCATCACTTAACGTATTGAAGACTGGTGATACAATGACTGGTTCATTGAGCATCACTGGTGGTGGTTCTGGACTTACAGTTGCTGGTCTTACAAACCTCAATAGTTTCGTTAACATTAATAATGATCTTAATGTTTCTGGTAATTTGTTTGTTGATGTATCTGCTAATGAGGTTGGTATCAATACTACAAATCCAGTAGCAGCTTTAGATGTTCGTGGAGATATCTTCTTACAAAATGTTAATCCAACAATTTACTTTAACGGAACTTCTGATAGTAATGACAACCCTGCTACTGCTGATTTCGCAATCAGAGCAAATCCAGAAGGTCTTGACTTTATTGAACCAGAAGATGGTAACAAAGTTCAATTCCAAATCTATGATGATTCTGGTGTAAACTCACCATTTGGTTACTATGTAAATGGAACAAGAATTCTAAACCAAGCTAGAAATCTTACCAATATGGTCAGTATCACTATTGATAGTGCTAATGATAACTCTGGTGCTCCACTGTACTTCTTAGGTTCTAACTCACAAAGAAACTTTAGACTTGGTAACCAGATTGGTCATAACAATGCGTTTGAGATAACACCATCTACAAACAATGGTGGTCAGAACTGGGATAGCACTCCTGCAATTTATGTTAGAGGTGACAGAAGAGTTGCTATTAATACATCAGCAATATCTGGTGTTGACTCTGAATCAAACACAACTAGAAGTTACTATCTAAATGTTCAAGGTGATATGAACATTAACGGACAGTTGTTCCAGAACAACTCTGAGTTCGTAACATCTAGATGGACAGAAGCATCTAACAATCTAGATATTTACAGATTATCTAGAGTTGGAATCAATAGAACTGATCCAACATATCAGTTACATATTTCTGGAGATACTAACATAGAGAATGGTGCTCTATATGCTAATGGCGTTAAACAGTGGATCGACTCTTACGGTATATTCAAGTCAAACAGTAACACTGTTGCTGAAAACATAACAATTCCTGCAAACATTAACTGTATTAGTGCAGGACCTATCACCATTGCTAACGGTTATACAGTCACTATAAATAGTGGTGGTAACTGGGCTATTGTATAAAGGAATCGAAAGATGGCAGGTATTTTAAAAGTAGATCAGATCCAAAACACCGCTGGTGTTAATATTATGGATTTGCAAAATGATGAGATAAGAGTGTGGAATGGCAGTGGATATTCATCCATGGCAACTCCTGGTGCTTTGATAAGCATTCAAACATTTACTTCTCAAGATGGTACATGGAACTCTAAGTCAACCTCTGGTGGATCAGGAACTTGGACTAAACCTAGTGGTTGTAATCATGTTCTTGTATATTGTACAGGTGGTGGCGGTGGAGCAAGAGTTAATGACAACTCTTACCGTGGTGCTGGTGGCGGTGGTGGAGCAACTGCTATTAAATACATTGATGTTTCTAGTGTAAACTCTGTCAACTACACATATGGTGGTGGTGGAGGATATGCTCGTAACGGTGGTAGAGGTGGAACTGGAGGAACTTCATCCTTTGGTTCTTATGTAACTGCTGCTGGTGGACAAGGTGGTCAAACAGATAACCCATATCAGGGAGGTCCTGGTGGATCAGCATCTGGTGGTGACATTAACTTACCTGGCGGTGGTGGTGAAATGGCACACGGAGCAGACAGAGAAGGTGGTGCAGGATCTAGTTTCTGGCACAAACCTGGTGGTTCACATCACTATGCCAATAACCAAGAAGAGATTACTCATGGACAATGGGGATCTGGAGGAGGTTACGGTTACTATTCACAAAACAGTTTTGCACACAATAACAGTTATGGTGGTGCAGGCTGTATTATCGTTTATAACTACACATAATCATGCATCAATCACTAATTAACAAATATACTGGCGAGGTCATACAAATCGTAAAAGGTGGTTCTGATGCCAGATTTGAAGTTCATGAAGATTTCATGTGGGCAGACGGTCCTTATGAAATTGAAAAAGGGTGCGAAGCACCTGAGTATCATTACAACTTAGGAACTGGTCAGATCGAGAAAAAAGAACTACCAGTGCCTCCTTACGATCTTGAAAGAAGAATTAAATATGATATGTTTGCAGAGCAATTAGACATGCTTTGGCATGACATTGATGAAGGTCGTTTACCAGGTAAAGAAACATCAAAATGGTATGCTCATATTAAAGCTGTTAAAGAAGAGCATCCAAAACCATAAATACAATTATAGGAAAGTAGTGTAACCATGTCTCAGTTAACAGTTGGAACAGTTTTAACAGGTAATGCGAGTTTAACGACGCAAGGTCTTAAGCTGCCATCTTTTAATAACTCGAATAGACCAGCATCACCAAACGTAGGTCAATTAATCTTCAATACATCTGAAGGTAAGGCACAGATTTGGAATGGTTCAGACTGGGATGAAGTTGGTGGTGGTATACCAGAACCAGCAGATGTAACTAGAGGTTCTTATCTAGTATCTGATGGAAGTAATGGTGTTTTCTGGGCGTATCCTGGTCAGACAGTTGCGTCTGCACCTTTAACAGGATTTAGATACAGAAGTTTGATAACACATGGTTATCTGGTGGCGGGGTATAAAGGATCTAATCCTTGGAGAACGGTTAATAAAACATGGCATGCAAATGATATTACTTTCTATTGTGGAGAACAATTAACTAGAGCACTTACTTACGCTGACTGTACATGGAGTGATTACTTCGGGTATGGTCATGGTTGCGTTAACTCTTTCACGGGATCTTCTAACTTTACAGACTCGATCAACCTACACACAGGTATGAGACGAATGTTTGGTACTACAGGATCAAACCCAGGCGGTGGTACTTACTCTCCAACCTCACCATATGGTTGGGAAGGAGACGATCCTAGAGGAGTTATGGGATATACAACTGTTGGTGGTTGGAATATGCCAGTTAACCGAGATAGAAACTCAACTGCTACTGCACAGGTACAACAGTTTGGTTATAACTTAGGTGGAGGTAACTCTGCTGTAGGTAAACTTCACTACTCATCTGAGATCATGTATCAGGTAGGTAACTCACCATCTGGTAATGACCACACTGCATCTTGTGGTGATGAGAATAGATCTTGGGTATCCTTCCGTGGTAGTAGATACTACGTCAATCATTCTAACGATAGTTGGGCTGGTTGGTCATCTAACATGGCTCCTGACGGAGTTTGTAAACCACTTCCTTCTAAGTATGGTCACTTCTACTGTGGAACTGGTAACAACGTTACATCACCTTGGACTAAATACAGTGGATCATCTGGAGCTGGTCTTAAGAACGGAACTAAAGTTCGTGCTTATGGTGAAGAAAACATGATGATGGGACAAGACAAAGGATACATGATGGGACAATATGATGGTCAGCAGAACAACCATACAACTAAGTGGGATTACTCCACTGACGTTGAAACAAATATGCCAGCTGCTACTAGACCAAAAGGACATTATGGAACATCTTCTGGTGGTTGCTGTTCAGCATCCGCTTCTGTAACTGCTAAACGAGCACAATAATGAGATACTTAATCGTCAACGAAAAAGAAATCAATCCAGAACAGTTTGTAAACATGACTGCTTCTGGAGATACCAGACTGCACTACAGCGAAATGTTTTCGTTGATGCACTTCTCATGTGTAGAGGTCAGTGAAACAGTTTTCCAAACTATATCTAAAGAATGGGAACACAAATACTTAGAAGTTACAAAAGCACAAGCATATAACGGATCAAACTTCTTCTCAGAAATTAGACCATATGGTAAAGTTGCTGCATCAGTTGATTCAGCTGGTTATGCATGGACTCCTGCTAACCCAGTTTTAAAAGTTCCCATTGAACTTACAGATGCAATTAAGAAAGAAGTTGTAGACTTCATGATATATTTTGCAAAAGAAATTATTGAAGATGAATACAACACACGTCTTAAGAATCTTAAGAACACTACAGATCTAGAAGTAGCATCTTGGGAAATCCAAAAGCATGAAGCAAGAGAATGGTTAGAAAATAAAGGACTAGGTGGTAGTAAAACTCCTTTCTTAGACTACCTATCTGCTGAAAGACATATTGACAAAGACACTCTTGCAAATAAGATACTTACAAATGCAGAAGCATGGGAAGATAAACTATCTACAATGTTAGTACAATACCAGATATTGATAAAGAAATTTGAAAATTGCGATTCTGTATGGGACCTAAATATATTATATGAAGATCACATTGGTATCATGTTGCCTCAAAAGCAAGCGATTGAGATGGGGAGAACAAAATCTGATACTGACTGGGATCGCAAACCAGAGTATGAGGTAGAACCCTATGTCTTTAAATTCTGACGCTAATTTTTCAGATATAATTGCAGACGTAAAAAATATAATAAGTTCAGACACAAACGAAATACATTTATCAAAGTCATTTGTAGACGAGTTCGCACTCACTAAGAAAGACTTTGATGTCTTGTCTGCATCTATGCGTTTTGATAGTGGTATGACAGAGTATGAGTGTGAGCACTTTGTTGCTGACCCTCAATTAACTCCATGGAGAAAAGTCCGTCAAGCATTGATGGAACTAGAAACTAGATATCATGCATACATGGAGAATAGAAATAGTCTTAGAAAGGCAGAGATTCTTAGAAAAAGATTGAACAGGGACATGCCATTGCTTCCTGACGAACTTGATAGAGAGTTGATGCAAATTGATATGGAAAAAAATGATTATGATATTGGTATTTGGAAAAGGAAACTCAGGCAATCTGAACTAGAGTTAAAGTATTTCTTAAATGTTGTTGACAAATATGTTGACGACGAGCATCCTTTAGAGTATTATTGTCAAGAGAATCATCAGGAAGTAAGAATGTATTGGATTGCTCGTATGGGCAAACAAGCAGCAATGGATATTATTTCTTATGGTAGAATTGGTTCTGGTAACATGACTACAATCATGGATATGCCAGAGGAAGATCAGGTAGAAACACTTGGTGTTGCTGTTCAGTATTCTGGTATGATTGGTGGTGGTATTGACAAACTAAATAAAATGATCGCACCTAAGTTACAAGCACAGTTGGCACAGGATGGTATAGTAATGCCTAAACTGTTAGAACATAAATATAGTGGACAGGGTGAAAACCAATACAAATTACAAGGGGACAATGGATAGATTTTTTAATCCAACAAGTAGACATCTTGATCTATTACCTGTAATTCATCATGCTATATGGCAAAGGTATGAATTAGGGGATACAAGTGGCGACACTATTACATATCCACAATTGGATCAAGTAAAGTTGGAACAATTAGCAGAAGTACACAAGGATATCTTAGTAGATAAACCTGGTGAAGAACATTTATATATGGAAGCAGTGATCGTAGATTATGGCAAGTTTCTCGCTACCTCTTAATACTAAATTACCTGAGGATTTTGTAGTAAACCAATTTATTCCTTTTCTAAAAGAACACAAGGAATATATCTACGATATCTATTTTACTTGTCGTATGCCACCCTTCACACAGGATGCGATGGGTGATGTAATTGATGGCGACATTAGAGAGACAACTTTAAATGCTTTGTTTGTATCACAGGAAACTGGGATACCTTTGTCTGCAACATTTAATAATATCCAAGTTCCTCCTACACAAGAGAACTTGGATATTTTTATTGAGAATTTTAGATTCTTGTATGACAATGGTGTTCGTATAGTTACTCTACCACATACAACATGGATGTTGACTGGGCAGATACAAAGAGAGTTTCCAGAATTAAAAGTAAAGAATACTATACTTAGAGAAGTTACTAGACCAAATGAAATTGTAAATCTTGCAAAGGCAGGATTCTACTATATTAATCTAGACAGAGATCTTATGCGTGATAGAGATTCTCTACTTAGAATTAAGAAAGCAAAAGAATATTGTGCATCTATAGGTAAACCTGTCAAGATATCATTACTTTCTAATGAGTGGTGTTGGGGTGGATGCCCGATCATGCCAGAGCATTACCATTATAATATGGTGAGAGAAAAAGATGATCCACAATATTTTAATGATAGTATCAGTAGAGTATCTTGTTCTACATGGGATGAGAAAGATCCTGCTGCATCATTGAAAGCAGCAACTATATCTCCATGGAGAGAAGACTGGGAAGAATTTATTGATCTTGGTATAGATGTATTCAAGATGCATGGTAGAGAAAATGCTATGCGTCTCTATGAGAGTATGTCTATTATTAATAGATGGAAAACTAATGAAGAACTTTTACATCCACAGTTCAATGAGTATATTGAAGACGTCTCTTTAGAAGAAAGACCAATTGATATATGGCGAGAAAAAATTAAAAATTGTAAGTTTGATTGTTGGGACTGTAATTATTGTGATTCTGTTGTTCAATCTAGAATGAAAAAGAACGACAGACATTTTGATGATGATATTAAATTAGTATTAGAATCTATTGATAAGGCAGCAAGGAGAGAAAGTAATTTTATAGAGGAAGGATATAAGTATGAAGGTCTGTCATCTAACATAGTAAGACATTTTTTAAATAATTTATTATCTAAACCTGATGCAATCTACATGGAGTTAGGAGTTCATGCTGGCAGTACATTCTATGCTGCTACTATGAATAGAGATGTAGAATCATTTGCTATAGATAATTATTCTGAGAAAGAGATATCACCTTTTAGAGATGAAGTAGAGGTAGAAGGGTATGAAGATCCTAAGAAAATATTTTGGGCAGGACTACAAGAGAAACAATATTTTTGTGCTAAGACTATTCAAGATCTAACTCCTAGAGATATACACAAACAACCTAATGTAATTTTCTATGACGCAGACCACGATCCACAAGCTCAGTATGATAATCTTACATTTTTAATTCCTGCACTTGCAGACAAGTTTATTCTTGTTGTTGATGATGCAAACTTTATGGGTGTTGTGCAATCATCTGAGTTCTGGGTAAAAGAACATAAATTAAATTTATTGTTTGAGAGAAAAATATTAACTAAAGTTCCAGAAGATCCTAATGGTTGGTGGAATGGTATACATGTTATGGTATTACAAAAATGAATTCATTTAAACATCAATACATGGTAGTCCATCTTGATGATGATTTCTTTCCACAATTAGAAAAAGCAATAAAACCATATCAAGATTATGAATCAGGTAAGACAGATCAATGGGATGGTAATAAATATCAAGCAAAAGATAATAAAGATAGAAGTTCAAAGTTATGCTGGATAGACAATGATGAAGTCTATGCAATGATGGATGGTCTTGTGCATTTTGCTAATACAAAATGTGACTGGAATTTAGATGTAAATTTTATGGAACCTTTACAACGTACAAAATATGATGTAGGTGATTTCTATGATTGGCATTGTGATGAGATGGGTTGGACAAAAGGTAAAAGACCTAACAATAGGATACGTAAAATAAGTTTTACAGTTATGTTAAATGATGATTTTGAAGGTGGTGAATTTGAGATACAGACAACTGAAAAAAATGTGGTACAATTAAAGAAGAAAGATGTTATAATATTTCATGCTGATACTCCACACAGAGTTAAACCAGTGACTAAAGGTGTTAGACATTCTCTTGTTGGGTGGACACAAGGACCTGCATATAAATGAGATTTATAAAAGAATATACATTGAGTGATCTTAGTATATGTGATCGTCTCATAGATCTATACAAAGACGCCGATAAAATAGATTTGACTTATGCTGGTCGTGTAGGTGGTGGGAGTGTCATGCCTGAGGTTAAAAAGAGTAGAGATTTTTTTATTGAAGACGCAGGTCCTCTAGGAGAACCTAGTGATTATAAATTTGATTTATACCAAGAAGAGTTAAATGGATTTATTGATAATTACTTGAACTCTTTGACTATTCACAATCAAGAATTTGTAATGCAAAGACTACCACAGATTCAATACTATAAACCAGGTGATGGTTTTTATACTTGGCATGTGGATGCATCAGGATCTGATGGGTGTGATAGAGCATTTGTATACATCACATATCTAAATGATGTTCCTAATGGAGGAACTGAATTCTTTTATCAGGAATATACTGTAGAAGCAAAGAAAGGAAAAACATTAATTTTTCCTGCTGGATTGACACATAAACATAGAGGTGTGATTTCAGAAGAACATGACAAATATATTATAACTGGATGGCTTTGGTGGGTATGAAAATTATAAAGAACTTTTTACCTAAACAATTACTTGATGCATGTGTAGACGACTTTAGATCTAAGTTAAACACTGACTGCTGGTCTTCTAGTAACTTTGCATGGAAACCATTTTTAAGACAAGGTGTTCATGGATCAACTATTGCTACTGCTATTCCAAAAGTATTCAGCGATGAAATATCAATACATTTGAAACCACATGCACCTGAGTTTAAAAAGTTGACATGTAGATATAATGTATGGCAACCAGGTGCTGGTATTGGAGTACATTCTGACACTCATCATTTGTTTGGTGCAACATTATATCTGAATGAACATTGGCATCCAAATGCTGGTGGTTGGTTTGTGTGGATGGATCATGCTGATCTAAATTTAGATGAAGATCCAAATAAAACTGATGTTTACAGAGCAGTTCTACCAGAACAAAATATGCTAGTATTAAATGACTGTAGTGAAAGTCACTTAGTAACTACTGTTGCACATGACACACCTGAGTATAGATATACAATTCAGATATGGGGTGACGCATGAATAAACCTCACGTCATTCGTAATGTTTTATCTGAACAAGAGAGAATATCATTATGGGATTACTTTGATCGTAGATCACCATCTATGAACTCACTTGCTACATGGACATTTAATAATGCATCTTATGGACAGGGTGATCCAGTATCATGGCAGCATCCACTAAGAACTGATTTGATATTTACTAAGTGTGCTACTACAGTTAGATTAAAGATAATGAAATTTCTTAGGAGAGATATCAAACTCTGTAAGATACATGCTAATGGACAGACAGCAGGACAGAATACAATGTTTCATAAGGACTGGGAAGAACACAATGTCTGGACATTTATATACTTCAATCAACCACATTGGGATCAGGAATGGGGTGGTGAGTTTGTATGTCAAACACCAGATGACGAGTATCATCACACACCATATGTACCTAATACAGGTGCATTGATTCCTTCTAATTGGTTACATAAAGGACAACCTCCTAATACATTAATAGGTAATGAGATTAGAACTACTATCGCTTTCTCATTTTGTGATCCTGAGATTCACGATAAGATAATTGAACAGAATACAAGAAAATGGTATTAGGAATTAGAGAGTATCCAGTAGATATTGATGCAGATAAACTTATAGAGTTTATTGATACTAATATTGAAAACAATTCTCTCACTAAAAACATAGCTCATGTATCTAAACTTACCTTTACTGATGGTAAAGATGATTTCTTAGAGTATGATGAACCTATTATCAAAAAATTAAAATGGACATTTCATGATGCTTGTTCTAGGTATTGGGGTATGGATATATTTGATTTCCAAATAAATTCATGGGTGTATGTAGATTGGAATGATAATCCAATAGAACCATATATGCATTCACACAATCCAGACAATCCTTTCACATTATCTGGTATAATGTATATAAAACTAGGTGAGTCTGGAACTACTATGTTCCCTATGCCAAAAAGAGATCCATATTTTTTACCTAAAAAAGAATTAACTTGGTTTATCTTTCCATCTAACTTACCACACTTGCCTGGCAAAGGTATTCAAAATGAAAAACGATATAGTTTAAGTGCAGATTTATACGCATGATATACAGTCAAGATAGTTTCTCTTTTCTATCAGAGAAAATGCCACAAAATTTATATCAAGAATTACTTTCTTACACACAGAGAAGAAGGGAGGAAGAGACTTGGAATTACAATGATAAACTTGCTGGTGCATTAGAACAACAGTCAAGTCTATCTGATTGGAGTCCACAGTTTGAAGAATATGTTGTTAGACTATCTACACAGTTATGGTCACAGGTATATCAAACATGCCCGTGGGACTTTCAAGAAACAAAAAATGTAACTCCTTTTATAAGACTGAGAAACCTATGGGTAAATTATCAGCAACAGTATGAATACAATCCTATACATACACACACTGGTATAGTGAGTTTTGTAATCTTTACAGACATACCATATGGTTCTGAAGAAAGAGAGTCACATAATAGTAATGGTGCTTTTCAATTAGAAGCAGATGTATTGCCAGTAGATAAAACTTGGAATGGTGTAATACTTATGTTTCCATCTACAACTAAACATGCTGTATATCCTTTTAAGTCTACACAAAAAGAAAGGGTAACAGTATCTGGTAACTTAATATGGAATGTGGAGGGTGTAGATGAAGAACATTATTAAAGACAACTGTATCAATCCTAACTATCAAAATCTTTTAGAAAGCACTATGAGATATGATACAGAATTTAGATGGGTATATCATGATAATCTTAGTGAAGATGGTGAGAGTCAGTTAGTAGGTTTCTCTCATATGTTCATATTGAATGGTAATTCTACAAGTAAATACTCTGGAATGTTTCTTCCATTAGTATTTGAAGCATGTCATAATACAGGCATATCAATATCTAAAGTCATACGTGGCAGATGTTTTTTACAGACGCCAGGTGTGAGAACAAAAGAGTATGATTCTATGCATGTTGACTTACCAGATCCACATTTGGTATGTCTATACTATGCATCAGACAGTGATGGTGACACGTATTTTAGCGAAAGAATGTACGGAGAACCGCTTGCTGAATACCCTATAAATAGTACAGTATCTCCCGTAAAAGGTAGATGCGTTTTCTTTGATGGTCTACGATATCATTCAAGTAGCGTACCCACAAAGAAACCTCGATTCGTAATAAACTTTAATTTTTTACCTTGATAACCATGGATCCAGCACAACTAAAAACTAACTTTGAAGAGCAAATAGGTAAGACTGATGCTCAGATAGTGGAGTTAGAAAAGCAATTAGAGAAAGCAAAAGAATATAAATTAAAACTTGTAGGAGGACTAGAAACTCTAGGTCTTTTAGAGCAAGAAAATGCACCAGCACCTGACGCAGCACCCGCAAACATAGATCCTTCCTAAATAACTAAGAAGGGATTATAGTGGGTAATGGCATCTCCAAGTACAAAAGCAGAATTGATTACATATGCTAAGAGGCAATTAGGTGAACCTGTCTTGCAAGTTAACGTAGATGATGAGCAAGTAAACAATGTAATTGATGACACATTTCAGTTCTTTCAAGAGAATTGTTACAATGGTATGGAGAGGTGTTATCTAGTACACGAGATAACTGCAGATGATAAAACTCGTCTTGCAGCAACTACTGATACAACTAAAGTAGATGCTGGTGTAACTACCACTTGGAAAGAAGCAACAAATTTTATACCTATACCATCACATGTATCTGGTATTAGTAAGGTATTTGGAATGGTAGGTAACTCTATCCGTTCTAACTTATTTGGTATTGAATATAGAATATTCTTAAATGATTTGTATGCCTTTGGATCTCTTGATATCTTAAACTACTATATGACCAAGCAATATCTAGAGACTCTAGATATGGTTTTAAACAATGGTTCATTTCAACAGTTTAGATATACTCAGCGTCGTGATCGTTTGTATCTAGATATAGATAAGGACTTTCTTCAAGAAGGACAGAACTTATTGATAGAGGCTCATCGTATGATTGATCCTACAGATGCAACCGAAATGTATAATGATATATTTGTAAAAAGATATGCTACTTCATTGTTGAAGAAACAGTGGGGTCAGAACTTAATCAAGTATAACAATGTTCAATTACCTGGCGGTGTAACACTCAATGGTAGAGAACTTTACATGGACGCACTAGCAGAAATTGAGAAAATCGAAGGTGAGGTTCTCAGTAAGTACGCTATACCACCAATGGATATGATCGGATAAAATGCCTACAAGTCCCTACTTCCCAACTTATCACCAAGGTCACAGTGGCGAACAAACTTTGGTTCAGAATCTTGTGGATGAGCAAATCAAACTCTTTGGTTCTGACATATACTATCTACCCAAAACAGCTATAACAGATGGCACGTTAGACGAGGTTAGATATACTAAATTCCAAGATCAATTTCAAATTGAAATGATGTTAGTTAACGTCATGGGTTTTGGAGACAATGCAGAATTTATAAGCAAGTTTGGTTTACGTATTACAGACGAAATAATTTTTCGTGTTTCTACAAATAGATGGGATGAGGAAGTGGCAGAACATGGCATGGCTGCAAAACTCACAGTTCCTAGCAGACCTAACGAAGGAGATTTATTATATTATCCTCTTACAGAAGATTTGTATGAAATTAAATATGTAGGAAAGGAAGAACCATTCTTCCAGTTTGGTAAGATTCAATTCTATGCACTGACTGCAGAACTATACGAGGTTGGTTCAGACGATCTTGCTACAGGTATTGCAGAGATAGATGCCATAGAGGAGTTGTTCGATAGTGCTATTGCTTTGTCTATGGGAGTGGGTGGCACAGGAGACTTTACTACTGGTGAGACTGTTACTGGTGGTACTACTTCTACAACAGCAGAAGTTAAGTCATGGGATAGTTCTACAAGAATACTACAGGTAATCAATAGAACTGGAACATTTGCAGCAAACGAATCACTTACGGGTAATACCAGTAGTGCTGTATGGGTTGTATCAACCTTCGATACACTACAGGATACAAATAGTGAGTACGATGCAAATAGACAAATCGAAGATGCTGCTGACAATATAGTTGATTGGTCAGAAGGTAATCCATTCGGTGAGTTTGGTAATTTTACAGGTAGCATATAATGTTAGGCAATCATTTTTACAACCAGATAGTTCGTAAGAACATCATAGCATTTGGTACACTCTTCAATAATATTAGTATGAAGAGCACAGATCCAAGCACTGGTGCTGTATTAGAAGAAATGAAAGTACCGTTAGCATACGGTCCTAAACAAAAATTTATTGTAAGACTAGAAGAAAACACTAGCAACAGAAAAGTAGCAATCACTCTACCAAGATTGTACTTTGAGATGACTAGCATTGACTACGATCCTACCCGTAAAACTTCCCCCATCCAGAAATACAAAACTATAATCAATGATAATGGTGGTGAGGTTAGAGTGCAGTATGTTCCTGTACCATATAATCTATCATTTGAACTTGGTGTAATTGCTAAGTCACAAGACGATGCTCTACAAATTACCGAGCAGATACTACCATATTTCCAACCATCATTCAGTGTTACTCTCAACATGATACCTGATATGAATGAGAAGAGAGATATTGCTGTTGTATTAAACAACGTATCATATGAGGATACATGGGATGACAGTTTCTACGAACGTAGATATATTGTTTACACTCTTAACTTCCAGATGAAGACCTATCTATACGGTCCTTACAACACATCAGATGTTATCAAGAAAGCAATCATACATGAAACTCTTGGTGATCAGGCAATCAATCGCAGAACTATTACTAGAACATATACACCAAAAGCAAAAACTGATATCAATACTGATGGTGTTATTGATGCAGCAGATGATGCATTGGTCGATGCTGGTGACGACTTTGGATTTAATGAAGGGATTGAATTCTTATGAACCTAGAAGATAATATGGAGGAACTTCTTAACATGGACGTAGAACATGTTGAGAAACCTAACTTGCCAAAGGTAAAATCAAAAGAAGATGATCAACAAAAAGATTATGAATATACTCGTGGTGAGTTGTATTCTTTGATTGACCAAGGTCAAGAAGCGGTGAAAGGTGCATTAGAAGTAGCACAGGAGAGTGGTCATCCTAGAGCATACGAAGTTGCTGTAGCAGCAATGAAACATGTTGCTGATATGACAGAGAAATTACAAGACTTACATAAGAAAATGAAAGACCTTGATGAAGAACAGACAGGTCCTAAGAATGTTACTAACAATGCTATGTTCGTTGGTAGCACTACAGAATTACAAAAAATGCTTAAACAAATGGGTGGTGGCAAGAGATAGTTGCATAAATAAATGCATAGACCCTGACATGGTATATGAGATACAAAGAATTTAAAAGACTCGCTGAGTCTGCCAATGTGCAGGATAACGGAATTTTAGAAGGTGCAGCCTGGACAAAGAAGGCTGGCAAGAACAAAGAAGGTGGACTTAATGAGAAAGGAAGGAAGTCTTACGAAAGAGCAAATCCTGGATCTGACCTTAAAGCACCAAGCAAGAAGGTTGGAAATCCCCGTCGCTCATCATTCTGTGCTAGAATGAAAGGAATGAAAAAGAAATTAACTTCAAAGAAAACTGCCAGAGATCCTGATTCCCGCATAAACAAGTCACTTAGGAAGTGGAATTGCTAATATAGTAATGTAGTAATACATTGCTATGAGATTTAAAAACGATGATATATACCGTCTGATAAGGGCATGTGAACTTTATCAGGAAAGTACGGGTTCCGAGTGGATGTGGGAACAATACAAAAAATTAATTGATAAGTTACAACTTTATCAAGAACAAAACTTATCTTCCGCAGAAGATTAATTTTGTGCTATAATATTAACAGAACAACTGATAATATGAGTGGCGACAATTTACACGGAAAGCAACCCGTAAAATTTTATTCAAATGAATTGACACACACAAAATTAGAATTACTTAATGACATGAAACTCAAACCCTTATATTCTGATAGAGAATATGCTTTGATACTTGATGCACTAGAACGTAGGAGAACTAATTTTATTGCTGGTGATGCAATGTATAAAGAATATGGTGCTTTAATAAAAGCAACAGAGAAAAAATCTGGTGTAAAGTATAAAAGAATTATTGTATAGTTAGTAACTCAACACATAGTAATTTATACTTAGTAAAATAATAAATAATAATGTACTGGAATTGAAACTATCATGCACCATTACGAACTTGGTTATCATGACCAAAAAAACATGACACACTCAATGTGCGAATACGCACAGGACGCATTTGAAGCGGTAAGATTTGCAAGAGAGGATGTTCCCTATCTAAAGGATCATCCTTTTTCTTTGCATATGATACGAGAAATAAAATGAAAAAAATAAACACACTTGTACTAGATGTTACAATATACATTCTAGACTTTCTCTATAGAGGTAGAGACTTTCAAAGATTCTGGGTTTTAGAAGTAATTGCCAGAGCACCATACTTTGCATTTATCAGTGTGTTACATTTTCGTGAAAGTCTTGGACTTAGAGGCGAAGATCATGTATACTTAATGAAGGAACACTTTTATCAAGCACTTAATGAAACAGAACATCTGGAAGAAATGGAACTTAGGGAGGGCGATAAGTACTGGATTGATCGGTTCTTTGCCAAACATCTTGTTCTATTTTATTATTGGGTCATGGTTGTTTACTATCTCGTTGATCCTATGGACGCTTACGACATCAACATGAAGATTGAGAAGCATGCTTATGAGACATACGTTAAGTATGGTGCATATCATCCAGAGGATAAAAAGATACAAGAAATAGCAAATGATGAACTAGAACATTCCAAAGAACTACATAAAGCAATGTTAATGATAGCATGAGATATCACATTTACTGGCAAGATAAAATCCTTATCAAGGATTTAGAGGAAGAAGAATTCAAAGATATATGGGGAAAGATGCACTGGGTTTACAACAGTGAGTTAAATTTTGTTGAGGTAGGAGAACCTATATTAGAGGAGCATTCCTGTTGACATGGTAGTCTGGGGAGTAATTATCATGGTTGCAATACTTGTTGTAATCGTCTCTTGGTACATCTACTATATACTAAAGATGTCATTTATGGAGATGAAAGATGGGAGTGATGACACCACCAAGTAGGAAATCCTGCTATAATTTTAGAGTTACGGAGATTAATCGTGTTGTTGACGGGGATACTATTGATGTCACCATTGATCTTGGGTTTGATCTATACAAGAAAGAAAGAGTTAGAGTTGCAGGAGTTGATACACCAGAGAAAAGAACAAGAGATCTGGAAGAAAAAGCACTGGGACTAGACGCTACAAACTGGATGAAAAAAAATTTGGAGGATGCAATTGATGGAGATGATGAACTCACTATACGAACTGAACTTAAAGGTGGGATGGGTAAGTATGGTCGCTTGCTTGGTTGGTTATACATTGGTGATGATGAACTATCGCTCAACGAAAAAATGATCGAAGAAGGATACGCTTGGTCATACGACGGTGGTACAAAACAAAAGAACTTTGAAGAACTACGTGAGATACGTAGATCTTTTGGTACGTTAGATGCTGGCTAAACTTAAAAAGGCATATGTAAATTTTACATTGACATTTGCAATTCCTTTACTTATACTGAATGCTATAACTGGTCATTATTCTGCGTGGTATGATAGAAAAACGGAGAATTTTGAAACTTTGTTTGCTTGTAGAAAATTAGCAGACAAGGGTTTAGGAACCAGAGAAGAGTGTGAGGAAGAGTTTAATAATAGTTATGAAAATTTTTTAGCAGAAGATATTCTTGACAAAGAACTTTTTGACCCTCTATATAATCACATAAGCATGAATTACATGCAACCCGCACGAGGATGGTACTATCGAAGAACAAGAAATCTTTACAACTTCTATAGGTGTCGTAAGTATTTGTTTGATTTTGAGATGGTAGGAGAATGTATGAAAATTACTAGGGAGATGGACGAATGAAAAGAACTATTATTGACATCTGTGCGATGACATCTTTTGTTATCGTTATTATGTTGGGAGCATCAGCTCTGAATGTATATCTCACTAGAGAATCTAGAATCAAAGAGAATCAAGACTGGGTGAGAAGTGTAATTGAAAAAGAGGTTATCAAACAAATTAAATTTATGATGCCAAGTTCCACTGGAACTGTAGTAAAATGACAATCCCTCGTATTCATGTTAAGGAAGTAAAAATTCCAAATATCTATGTACCAGATTGGATGAATCATCAACCTAATGTTGATCATCTAGTTCCACCCGTAGTATTGAATATTGGTAATCCAATTGTGGATATGCCTGGTTGTGTAAAAATGCACAGAGATAATCAATATCATAATAATGGACTACCGATTGATCGAAATCTGGTTGAAAATGATCCTGACCGAGCAATGATAGTTTGTGATGCAGAGGTTCCTTCTTATGATGCAATGAATTATGAACCAGAGCAATTAATAATTACAAGAGAAACACCTCCACCTCCTGTGGAACCACCACCATCACCACCAGAATTTACAGCAGATGAAATACCAGATGCAAAACAAGAAGAGGTTCCTTGTCCTGGTCCAGGTAATTTAAGAGTTGGTGACACAACTCAAACAGGTGATGAAAGGGTTGTAGGTCATAAACTTAGTGATGATGGTAAGATCTGTGAGACATTATATGAGCCCACTACAGTAGTTGAAAAGTTTCTCCCACCAGTAAATCAGGCAGCAACTGTGACAGCACTCGCAGTCGTTGCTACAGCAGGTGCTGCTGCAACACCATTACTAATAAGAATTATACGACCTGTAATTAAAAAAATATGGACTACGATTCAGAAAAAAATAGGTAAGAATGTTGAACTACCTACCCGTGCAGAAATTCAAACAAATAAGTATCGTGAAAAGAAAGGACTTCCACCAATTAAAAAGAAAAGTTAATTACCGATTGATATAGTCTTCAATAAACTCGCATCATTACTGATGGGTGGTTTAGTCTTGATCTCGTGTGTATGATTTGCAACGACACCTGCAGGATTTATTAACATCACATCTGCACATACCTTTGCATATTCTGTACCAGGTTTAAATATAATTCCAGCCTTCATGAGTTCTCCACAGTTCTTTAATCTTGCGATCTCAAAGTCTAATCTTTTATTTGCTACTGCTTGATTCATCAATGCGATATTTGCGTCTGCTGCCTGTTTACATTGCTCTTGTAATTTTTTGTCTAATGGTTTAGACCATGTAGCAGATACACCAAGTGATACTGTGCTACTATCTTTCTGTCCTGTTCGTGTTGGAATATAATAGAGTATTTCGCCTGGATTATCTGGCACATCGTCATTATCTGCGTCAACATTGTTGTAAACAGGATCCATATAATAATCCTCATATGGACGCTTTATGGCAATATTTCCTGTAAGGAATGGTGTAACGTTCATGGTAGGACCTTGACACTGTATACCATTTCCATAAGTATTCGTTATATACGGTCCTTGTAAAACCTGTATAGCTTGATTGGTCACTGAGCCTGAAGAATTGGCGACTGGATTTGCTGTCGCTGAAACTCCCCCAATGTCTGAAGCGAATGATGGGGTCGCTGTTCCAACTGTGAGACACAGCGATATCAGTTTGAGAACGTGCTTGTCGTGTTTGTGACGCTTTGGATAGTGGTGGTTCTCTGTATTATTGTGTGATTTGAAAGACCTGGGCCAGAATAACTTTCTGTAAATTGAAAGGCTTCTCCTGGTGTTACCAGAGTGAAGTTTGGTTTGTTGTCTAGATCCAATCCAGTCCATGTTGAAGTCACTCCATTTAATGTATTACTATTTCCTGTTGTTGATGGAGAGGAGATAGTGTTACCATCGTGTTGAATATTTGTTCCTGTAATAACATATTGATAACCTGTATCATAATTCATACTATTGATCGTTTCAGTCACGGTACTTGTGGTTTCCGTGTTACTGGTCATCGAGCCCTGTGTAAAATTAGGTACGACTGGCACAGCAATCGCAGTCCTCGCACTCGCAAGGACAAACACACCCACAATTAGGACAAGGTACTTTTTCATCTGTCATTATAGCACAAACTTATTGGACGGTCAACTCATTGACAAATTGTCCAGTTGCCACAGTACCAGCTCCACCAGCTGTTATTGTCATAACTCCCGCTGTTGTGATTGTACCTGCTAAGTCACCCGCAGTACCTGCTGCAGTTGAAACTTGGTCTGAGAAGTTGCTTACTTGTCCCACTGTTGGTGCAGATTGTGATACTGCGTCACCTTGAATGTAGGTTTGGCTATAGCTGAAACTTGCACCTGGCACGTCTTGGGTTGCTGCTATAGTTCCTGGTGCCATAACACCTGATGTGATAGTACCAGCAGATACTGTGTTAACAGTTGTGCCATCTGTTGTATCCACACCATTTCCAGAAACACTGTAAGAGCTACCAATTCTTTCAACCTGTGTTGCAGCTGCGTTCACTTGTAATTGAATACTTGAACTTAGTTTATGAGTAATATCTGCAAAAGCAGGAGAACTAAATCCTGCGAACAATAATATAGGCAATAGTTTTTTCATCTGTAAATTTACCTATTGATGTAGCTTTATTTAGCAAATAAAAACTTAAGGTTTCTTTTATAAAAATATGTGCTATACTATAGTTACAGTAATGAAACACTATGAAGTTATTTTTGGATACCGCTGATACAGAATTGATAGAAAAACACTTTCAAACTGATTTGATTGATGGTATCACAACAAATCCTACTCTGATTATGAAGAGTGGTAGAGATCCAGAAGAAGTTTACCAACAACTGATTGATATGGGTATTGATGATATAAGTATGGAAGTTGTTGGAGATTTTGATGCAATGTATATGGAGGGTTTACGACTTTCTCGTAAGTTTGGAAAGAATGCAACAATCAAAGTTCCTTGTACTCCTGATGGATTAA